AAGCCTCTACCTCGCCAGTAGTTTTAAATGGGGATAACATAACTTCCTGGTAATAATTGCTACTAGGAATTTGACGCTCTACTTTATAGACCTTCATTAAAAAATTCTTTCTCTATATTCTTAATTTCTTTTCTGTCTTTAGAAGTTACATTTAAAAACTCCATACCTAATTCTGTAAAATCGAAAAAATATTGTTCTTTCAAATAATTACAAAGTTCCGGGTTCTTCCAAGAAATGTAATGATAAAGATCTTTAACGATGAGTATGGTTTTTAGTTTTTTTGTCGGCATAGTTTTTAATTTTTTGAACTTTTTCTTTTTCTTTGAGACTCAAAAAACCCCAAAGAGATTTGTCATACAACATTTCCAAAAGTTCATTTCTTTGTTGTTCTGCTGAATAATCAATTTTCATATTTTTTTAACGATAAGAAGCCAAACCTACCAGAATTAGAAGAATCAACATTATAACTCCTCCAAAAATAGTTCCACCTAAAAAAGAGATAATCATTAAAAGAGTATTTTTAGAAGGTTTTTTATGTTTTGTAAATATATTATTCATAACTAATTTTTTAATAACCGTGCTCATATTGAAACCTCCTGGCGAAATGGCCATTCCAAGGATTTTGCATTCGAGCATTCGCTTCTCTCAATTCATTTTGGTAATCTAATAGAGCAGCAGAACTTCTATTACGACCATACATCCCACCAAGAACTTCATTCATTTGAGCTGCTTCAATTTGACGTTGATTCAATTCTTGTTGAATCAAATCAGGATTACAACGACGATAATAAGGTTGAGAGGCATTATAGACTCGAGTGGGTCTAGAATATCCTCCAAAATTAAAATTAGCAGAAATGTTATTTGTGGGTACCTCCTCTACGGTTTCATAAACTTGAACCACTCGAGGTTGAGGATAATAAGAAGGAGAGACACACCCAATCAAGGAGACTGAAGAGAGAAGAAGAATTATTTTTTTCATGAGATAAGTTTGGAGGATTTTTTATATTCTGTCAACCTTTTTTTGTGGGTTTTGTCTAAAAATAATATAAATTGTATTGTAATAAATGAAAAGATATTTGCAACCACTCAAGATTAATCATTCAGAAGACAATGTTTTCTTTTGGGGGTGTTTGCATTTAAACCATGACCCTAAATGGCAAGTCCCTCTTTGGAAAATGAGAGGCTTTAATTCACCTCAAGAACATAATGAAGCTATTGAAATCGCCTGGAGAAAGTCTTTAAATGAAGAGTCTATCATTTTTCTTTTAGGAGATACCTGTTTTGGGTATCAAGCCGAGGAGTATATGGATTCTTTCTTTCACCGGGCTCCCTTTAAAGAGGTATATTGGTTACCAGGAAACCACACTGCGGGTTGGAAACAATTTTTATCTAAATCCGATTCCGAAGGAGTAATAGATAGAGGACATCAAAAAATTTATTTGACTCCTAATTACTTGGAAATGTTTATCAATGGACATTCAGTGGTGGCTTCTCACTATCCTATTGCTTCTTGGAATGGTCAGGGTAAAGGTTCTTATATGGTACATGCTCACGTTCACGGAACTTTAGATAAATCGGAATTAGGAAAAGTTTTATATCGTTCTAGAATTAAAGAAGTGTCTGTAGAAAAATGTTCTCAACCCATTTCTTTTAACAATATTAAAAAGAGTTTTGATCAAAGTATTATCACCTATGACCATCACGGAGTGGACACTTCAAATCCTTTTTGATAATTATTTGATATGAGAAAAGACAGCACAGACTGGATTTCTTTTTTGGCTTGGATGGTATTAATTTTGGGTAGTCTTTATGGAGTGGCAGTTAGTTTTTGGACTTTAATGAATTAAAGTTCTGCTTCTATTATAATAGTTGAAGTGGTATAAGAATTTGCTGCAGTTAATGCTGTGTGTAAATATCTTGCACTGTTAAAAAAAGCAGAATCTACAATTGGACTTCCTGCATTAGATGTTTCAGTTACGGTTAATGTAAATGAGGGTTGAAGTCTTTTAGGTTGAAAATAAAACGTCGTTCTCAAATGTTGGCCTGCTGCTTGATATGCTCCTGTTCTTACTGCTGTTACTTCATAATACCTCTGACACAAAGCTAGTTCTGTCCCAAAAGGTCTGTGTTCAAAAGGAGTAGCAGCAACCCCTCTCTCTAATTGAACTCCTGTAATATTAAAAGCATTACCAACTACGTCTAAAAGATTTACCTGGTTAGGAGAGGTTTCTATATCTCCCGTAACCCAAGCATTTAAAGGGGTACTAGCACCTGCTCCAGCCATACCGAAAATAACTTCCAAACCTCTTCCGTTAGTCCAATTCCAGGTACCTGCTGTAATTAGTCCACCGGGAACTACAATAGTTTTCTTTTCCCAGTTATTAGTGTTTATAGTATATTCTGTTACGTAAGATCTATCAGATACCACACCATTACCTGCATTACCCAAACAAACACTATAGGTTCCTGTTTTACTAGACTTGACCCAAAAGGAAATATTAAAAGTCTGCGCTATTAAATCTCTAGCATTATAACCTTCAATAATTTGTCTAAAGGTTAAAGGTTGGTTATTGGCATTAGATACCGTGGTGACTTGAAATTGTAAACTAGTTTGAAATTCACTATTACTAGGAACATCTGAGGATTGAGTTACATTTCCTCTTCCTGGTCTTAAAATGTCTGTATAGACAGCCCAACGATCTGCGGTGTATGCTGAACTGGTAGAAACGGTAAAAGTAGTACCTCTTTGCCAAATATCCATATCTCCATTGATAAGTTTATTTCTAAAAGCAAAATGACCCCCATCAAAGGCAATCATGTTATTGGATACAGTAGTTGACATATAAGATATTTAACTTGATTTAAATTCAAAAATACCTAATATATTACTCAAATTTTAAAAATGAAAAATATTATTTTGAATGAAGATTTGCCTATCATTTTTCTAGGGGATCATCATGGAGCCTGGAATGAATTGTTTTATTTGATTGATAAAAATAAAATAGAAAATTGTAATATTATTTCTGTGGGGGATTTGGGTATGGGGTTTATTCACAAAGAAAAACAAAAAAGACAAATTGATTTACTTAACAATCAATTTAAAAAATTAAACATAAATTTTCTAGGTATTAGAGGCAATCATGATGATCCTTCTTATTTTGAAGGGGAAAATAGAATCCAACACTCTAACTTTGAATTGATCGAGGATTACACATTGATAAAATACAAAGATAAAATTATTCAATTTATTGGTGGGGCTATTTCTATTGACCGTACAGGAAGAGCCGAGGGAATATCTTATTGGGCAGGAGAAGGATTAAAATACGATAAAGATAAACTTCAGAAAGTTGACATTCTGGTAACCCACACCACCCCTTCTTGGTCTTTCCCTCAACAATTCAATGAAATGGTTTATGGTTGGGCTAGAGAAGATGCCTATTTGTTAGAAGACCTAACAGACGAGAGGGCGGTAATGGATGAAATTTTTAAAACATGTAAACCAGAATTGCATCTTTACGGTCATTTTCACTCTTCGGTCACAGAAAGAATTAACGGTTGCGTACACAAATTGTTAAATATAAACGAACTCTGGGAACTTACATTGTGAAAAAAAATTCCACTATAATTTTATTTTTTGTTGTAACTATTTGGTTATTTTTTTTCTATCATATTTTTATTAAGTGATAGATTTTTAACCTGGCTTTTTAAACAATTATCACGATAATACCTTTTTGATGAAAATATCATTAGAAGGTCAAGTAGGATTTAAATCTTATCCACATAAGTTCTGTGGTTTAGATTCTTTATTGATTATTCCGGAAATAGACGCCGAATGGAATAAAGATAATCTCCATCTTCGTTCTTTAATTGTCGATTTGGAAGGAAACGTTTTAAGCTCTGGCTGGCCTAAATTTTTTAATTACCTCGAGAAACCTAATTGTTATCCTGATCCTTTAAGCTATTCGGATTGGAGAATCAAACAAAAACTAGATGGGTCTTTAGTCATTTGTGACTTTGTTAATGGAGAATTTAATATGAGAACTAGGGGAACTGCTTCTCATATGTTTCAGGCTAATTGGAAAGATTTTGAATTACTTCCTGAAAAATATCCTAAGGTTGTAGAATTTTTAAAGAATAATAATTTTAGTTTATTGTTTGAGATTGTTACTCCTAATAATGTTATTGTAATACGACCGAAGGAAATAGAATTTTATTTTCTAGGAGCCGTAAACAAAGATACTTTAAAGGTATTATCCGAAGAAGAGTCTTTAGAGATTTGGAGAAACATTGGCCAACCTCCTACTCCTACTCAATATCAATTTGATAGTATTAAAGATTTAGTTAAGCTATCAGAACATATTAAAAATTGGAAAGGAGAAGAAGGTATTGTCGTTTCCTATAACAACGGGCAGAATAGAATTAAAATGAAGTCGGATTGGTATTGTTGGCTTCATGCTATTAAGTCTCAGTTGAATTCTGAAAATAATTTGATTGAATACTACGTGAATTCTAATATGCCTTCGGCAGAAGAATTCTTTAAAAAAATAGAAACCGAATTTGATTTTGAAATTGCAACCCAATTAAAAGAAGAGATAGATAAAATTTCAGAAATGGGAGAGAGAACGAAGCACACTATTCAAAACATGAAAGATTTTATTAATGATATTAGAAACATTGAAACAAGAAAGCAAAAAGCGGAATGTATTCTTAGGTCTTTTAGCAATAGATCTTCTTTTGTTTTTTCTTTGCTTGACGGAAAAGAACTGTCTCAGATACAATTAATCAAATTAATGCACATCCATAATACAACAAACAATTAAATGAAAAAGAAAAAAGTAGAACCTAAAAAAGTTACTATAGAATTTGACGAAGCACATCTACCTACTCTTGTATCTGCTTTAGAAGTTTATAGTCGTCTTCGTTCTGGTCAAATTTCTATGGCCATGGATACAGCATTTTGGGATGTTAATCTTTCTTGGGATGAGAGACAATTTATTGAAAATGTAATCAGGTATGTTGTTTTCCCTGCTCAGCCAAAACGAGAGTACGATGGTCATGGAGGGTTTTATGATCAATACAATAATGAATATGATGATGGTGGGTCTCTTGTAAAAGAAAGTGAAGATTGGAAACAAAAAAAGAACAGGCCTCATTTAGATTACCCAAATTCTTACTTTGGGGTTGGATGTGATGAAATGAAAGATGGAACAGTAGCGTGGGAAATTAAAAAAGCTATTGATCAATACCTACATTATCAAAGGAACAATGGTTTTAGAAGAATTTGTGATGTATCTGGAGACGGTGCTATGCAGATTAGTAAAGTCCCTGTTCCTAAAGTTTTAAATTTCGATCCTTGTAAAACTATTAAAATTCCAAAGAGATATTATAACAAAATAGAAAAAAATTTTGAAAATAAAGAATGGAGTGTCCTTTGGAATTTAACTGATAAAATTTTTGCTAAAAACCCTTTACCTAAAGGTAAATCTACTACTATTAAAAAAATTGAAGATGATTGGTGTGTTGTCGTTAATGAACCTTATGAACAAAACTAAATACAAATTTGTAGAAACCACAGGTTGTACTGCGTTTGATTTTACTGTGAATGATAAATCATTCTCTGAATTATCAGAACAAGAATACAATGAAATGTTGGATTATCTTTTTGCAAAGGTGAGGGAAGGATTGGGTGAACAAATCATTCTTTTAGAAAATGTCATTCATTTGTTTCAGTATGATGATTATGAACATGACCCAGAACCATGTTCTCAATGTTTTGATACCGTTAGCACTACAACCTGGAATATATGATTTCTAACAAACGAATTTAGTTTTTCATTTATAAATGAATGAAACTTTATCTACCAAAAACATTCCAAGAGCTAGGTCACTTCACTTGTAAAGAACCTATTTATTTAGATGTTTATTATGTTAACAGAAAGACAAAAACTGTGTACTTTACATGGGACTTTGGTATGGATTCTTCAATTTGCTTGAATAGTTTTACCTGTAAACATTTGAAAGGACTAAAAGAAAAAATTTATAGAGAAGTAATTTTTGATCTCGGCCATGCCTTCTTTCATTATGAAGGAGATCCCAATTATACACATTATCATTGGGCATTGGCTGGTTGGTTAAACCATCGATTAATAACAAAAGAATATAACTAATGTGATAAATATATAATATATGGCCATTGCAAAAATTTTAGGCAGAACTTTAATTAATAACGCGAAAGTAATAATTAGATCAACCAATCAACTTTCTTATGATGAATTTTCCATTTGGAATTTTAATACCCCAACAGAACCAACAACTATAACAGGATTTTCAGTAGAGTTTGATAGTGGGTCAGTATTAGGAGATTGGGGTTCTGGGTA